GTTTGCTGGACCTGAAGCAGTAGGTAAATCTTATTTATGTTATAATATTGCTCGAAACGCCCAAAAACAAGGTAAAAATGTAATATACATTGATACTGAATTTTCTATTGAATTATCTGAATTGAAAGAATTTGGTATTGATACATCACCAGAAAAATTTATGTTGATCAGATCTAATAAAGTTGAAGATATTAAATTAATGATGTCACAATTTTTAAAGGTATTAAAAGATGAAAAATTGGCTGGTAATGAAATAGATGAAAGTATAGTATTTCTTGATTCAATTGGTCAACTCGCATCAAATAAAGAAGTTGAAGATGCGATTGATGGTAAAAATAAAGTTGATATGTCGAGAGCAAAGGCAATCAAATCATTATTTAGAATTATTAATGCAGATTTAGGATATTTAAATATACCTCTTATTTGTACAAATCACACTTACAAAACAATGGATTTATTTCCACAAGATGTACAAGGTGGTGGTAAAGGTGTTGATTATTCAGCATCATCTATTGTTTTCTTATCAAAAGCACAATTGAAAACCGGTAGTGAAGATGATTTAGATTTAAACTCTTCTGGTATTTTAGTAACTGCGAAAGCGAAGAAAAATAGAAATGCAAAACCTAAGAAAATCAAATTCGAGATTAATCATTCTTCTGGTGTAAATCCATTTGTTGGACTTGATTATTTTTGTATTCCTGAAAATTTTGAAAAAGTTGGAATTGCAAAAGTGAAAAAAGTTGTTGATAAGAAAACAAAAGAAGTAACTTATGAAGAAGGTGGATCCAAATGGTTTGTTAAACATTTGGATAAGAGTTTTTATACTAAACAATTATTTTCTCCAAAGATTTTCACAAAAGAAGTATTAGATAATTTAGAACCTATAATTTCTAAATATTTTTCATATGCTTCACAAGAAGAAATGGAAAAATTAATGAATGATGTAGTTTCAGAAGAAGAATTTTCTGCTGATCCAGATTTTGATATTGATGGTGATTCTGAAGATCTATTCAATTAATCTACAATAACTTAATGAAAAAAGTCAATAATTATTTATTGACTTTTTTTATTTTTTTCAAAAACAAAAAAATATTTTTGACTACAAATAATAGGAAAAAATAATTAAAATATATATGGCAGAAAAAATGAACGCAGGATTAGAAAAAGTATTTTTTAAATACATATTAGATAATCCAGAACAATTCTATAAAGTAGAAACATATTTCTTTAAAAATGATGAAATTCAATTTATTTATACAGTTGTTAGAGATGAATATATTAGAAGTAAAAAAATATCATCACCTCAACAAATTTTAGCAATGGTTAAATTAAATGACGTTGATAAAAAAATACCTGATAATATTACAAAGGCGATATTAAAAGGAGACAATAATTCATATGATGATGAATGGATATTACCTAGATTTAAAGCGTGGAAATTATCAAAAACAACTCAAAATAATATAATGAATTCGATTGATTATATTCGTGGATTAGATGAAATTGATTTTGATTCTGTATCAGAAGTATCAGCGAAAATAATTCAAATGTTCAATGAATCGAAAATGATTGCTGATGACGATGAAGATTTAGGTGATGATTTTGATGATGCTGAAACACATCGAGTAACTGAAACAACTAAGAAAATGCCGAGTGGTTGGAAATCATTAGATAGGATAATGAATGGTGGTTGGGATCAAGCAAGTCTTAATTTCTTAATGGGTGAAACAAATGTGGGTAAATCTATGTGGATGCAAAATATTGCCGTAAATGCCGCTGACCAAGGCGCTAACGTATTATTCGTATCATTAGAAATGGGTTCACAGAAATGTATGAGAAGAATGGGTTCAATGAGATTAAAAATACCAATTGATGAGTATGATAAAAAAGCAGAAGATGTAATTTTTATGAAAAATAAAATAAACTCTCTAAAAAGTTCTAATGGTGGCATGTTTAAATCTAAACCAGGAAAAATCATTGTTAAGAAATATGATACAGGAACTATGACTGTGACAGATTTAGATAATTTCATAACTAAATATGAAGAAAGAAAAGGAATAAAAATTAATATGGTAATTGTAGATTATATTAATATTATGGGAATTGAAAAAGGCTTAGATTTTTCTAATATGTTATTCTTAAAAGGTAAGCACTTAGCAGAAGGATTGAGATACATTGCAGATAAACATAATGTTGTTATGATCTCAGCAACACAGACAGATAAAGCCGTTTGGGGTGCTAATGATCTTGATTTGAAGAATGTTCCTGAATCAAAGGCAATTGCTGAAACTGCCGACACATTTTGGGGTATTATTAGAAATCCTGAAATGAAAAAAAATCACATGTATAGATTGAAAATTCTGAAATTACGTGATGGTGAAAATGCTGGAGAAGAAGTTAAATTCGATTTCAATCAAACATATCTAAATATTGAAAATGATGAATTTATTGGAACAGTATAAAAAATAATTAAAAATATGTCAAAAAATGAAGAAAATGAAGATTTTATTTCAAATGAAGATAAATTAGATAATATCAACGAAGATGAATTAGATGATATTAATTTAGACGATGATGTTGATTTAGATGAAGGTTTGAATGACGAAATTGAAGTAGAAAAGGAAAAGGAAACAGAATTTGAAATTATGTTTAAATCTTCTGTAAATAAACATAAACAAGAAGGTACACACTCACTACAACGAGATACTATTTTCATGGGTAAGAAAGAAGAAGATCAAGAATCACAGGAAATGGAATCAACCAGTGATTTCTATGAAAATACTTATGATATTGAGAAAGGTTCAACATATGAATATGAAACACATTTTAATGAAGATTATAATCATAAAATGACATTATCGAAGGATATTTATGATATTTTAGATAATAAAACAGAAATTGATTTTCTAATGAATAGAAGAAAACCAAATAAAAAAATGTTTAATATTTACTATGAGATGTGTGTTGAAGATTTGTCGTTAAAGTATTCATTAGTAGAAATTTTCGATGAGTTATCATATTATTTCACAGATAATATATTTAATATGTTTAAATTATTAAATAAGAAAAATGCGAGTGGAATAATAATGGAATTAATAGAAAAAGGTTATTTAAAAGACATTGGTAATATAAACTTTATTTAAGTATTAATATAAAAAAGAAAAAAGAAAAAAATAAGAATGAATGAAATGACAAAAATTAAAGCAACAATTTATACAAGAGAAGAAGTTTTTAATGCAACACTCGAATATTTTAATGGTGATGAATTAGCAACTAATGTTTGGATAAATAAATATGCGTTGAAGAATTCAAAAGGTGATTTATACGAATTAACACCACTTGATATGCATAAGCGATTATCAAAAGAAATTTCAAGAATTGAACAAAAGTATCCAAATCCAAAAACAGAAACAGAAATATTTGAGTTATTAAAAGATTTTAAATATATCATACCACAAGGTGGACCGATGTCTGGTATTGGTAATAATAAACAAACAGTATCATTATCGAATTGTTTCGTGATTGGATATGAACATGATTCATATGGTTCAATTATGAAAACAGATGAACAACAAGTTCAACTTATGAAGCGTAGAGGTGGCGTTGGACACGACTTGACACATATTCGACCAAAAGGATATAATGTTAAAAATTCAGCACTAACATCAACAGGAGTAGTACCATTTATGGAAAGGTATTCTAACTCGACAAGAGAAGTTGGTCAAGATGGTAGACGTGGAGCATTGATGTTATCATTTGATGTTAGACATCCTAACGCAGAAGATTTCATGGACGCAAAAATGGAAGATGGCAAAGTAACTGGTGCAAATATATCATTGAAATTAAATGATGATTTTATGCAATCTGCTCTTGATAATAAGAAATTTTTTCAAGAATATCCAGTAGCATCAAAAAATCCTGATTTTTCTCAATCAGTTGATGCTAAACCAATCTTTGATAAAATTGTACACAATGCTTGGAAATCAGCAGAACCAGGAATTTTGTTTTGGGACACTGTAATTAAAGAATCTGTTTCAGATTGTTATGCCGACCAAGGTTTTAAAACAGTTTCAACTAATCCTTGTGGTGAAATTCCTTTACCTCCATATGATTCTTGTAGATTATTGGCAATTAATTTATATTCATATGTGAAAAATCCTTATACCGATAAAGCAGAATTTGACTTTGAACTATTTAAAGAACATACTGGATGGGCACAAAGAATAATGGATGATATTGTAGATTTAGAAATCGAAAAAATTGAAGGAATTTTAGCAAAAATAGAATCTGATCCAGAACCACAACATATTAAAGATGTTGAAATAGAACTTTGGACTAATATGATTGATATGGCAAAAAAAGGTCGTAGAACAGGTATTGGTATCACAGCAGAAGGTGATATGATAGCGGCACTTGGTTTGACTTATGGTACAAAAGATGCAACTGAATTTTCAACTGAAGTACATAAACAATTAGCATTAGGCGTTTATAAAGCATCTTGTGAAATGGCACAAGAAAGAGGTTCATTTGGTATTTGGGATTATGAAAAAGAAATCAACAATCCTTTTATCAAAAGACTTATTGATGCTGATTCAGAATTAAAAGAATTAATGAAACATGGTCGAAGAAATGTATCGTTATTAACTATCGCTCCAACTGGTTCTGTTTCACTTATGACACAAACGACTTCTGGTATTGAACCAGCATTCCTTGTAGCATATAAAAGAAATAGAAAAATTAATCCTAATGATAAAGATATTGTTATTTCATTCACAGATGAAAATGGTGATAGTTGGGAATCTTATTCTGTTGTACATCACAAATTTAAAATTTGGATGGAAGCAAATGGATATGATATTTCAGATATGAATAAATATTCTGTTGAAGATTTAAATAAAATGGTAAAAAAATCACCATACTATAAAGCAACTTCAAATGATGTTGATTGGGTTGAAAAAGTGAAAATGCAAGGTCAGATACAAAAATGGGTAGATCATTCAATATCTGTAACAGTTAATTTACCAACTGATGCAACAGAAGAAATCGTTGGTAAAGTATATATGACTGCTTGGCAATCAGGATGTAAAGGTGTTACAGTATATCGTGATGGTTCAAGAACAGGAGTATTAGTTTCTGATACAAAGAAAACTGAAAATGTAAATGAAATTATCAAAAATAATGATGCTCCAAAAAGACCTAAAAAATTAAAATGTGAAATTCTTAGATTTCAAAATAATAAAGAAAAATGGATTGGTTTTACAGGATTATTAGAAGGAGCACCATACGAAACATTTACTGGTCTTTTAGAATCAATTTCAGTACCTGGTTATATTGATGAAGGATATATTATAAAATTCAAAGATAAAAACGGTAAAGCTAGATATGATTTTGAATATGAAGATAAAGATGGCTATCAACAAATTTATAAAGGTTTATCGAGAGCATTTAATAAAGAATATTGGAACTATGGTAAATTAATTTCTGGAATATTAAGACATGGTATGGCTATACCAAATGTAATTAATCTTATTGATTCATTAGATATGCCTGACACAATCGTATCTTGGAAATCAGGAATTAAGAGAATGCTTAAAAAATACATTAGTGACGATGCTGATACTGGTGGTCAAATATGCCCAATGTGTGGAAACAAACTAACTTTTACTGATGGTTGTCTAACTTGTTTAGATACAACAGATAAAGAAGGTTGTGGATGGTCTAAATGTGGTTAAAAACCTCATTTTATTAAAAAAATGTATATATGTTGAGTTTTGGACCAATTCACTAATATATATACAATCAGATGTCTTTAATTAGACATTTATTAAAAAATAAAATAAATATTATGAAATTAGAAGAAATGTACGCAGAGTTAAAAACACAATGGGAAACTGTTGTAGAAAGACATGAAAAATTTGTAACAAAAGGTAACAAGTCAGCAGAAGCAGATACTAGAAAAGCATTAGGTGAAATGAAGAAATTAATTACTCCTTATCGTAAAGCAAGTGTTGATGCTTGTAAAAAATAAGAATTTTTTACATAATAAATAAAAAGGTCAGAAAAATAGAATTTTCTGACCTTTTTTTTGTTATATATAACTCAAAGTTAAATTGACAATTTTTGTCAATTTAAAAAAATAATAAAATAATAATGGGAAAAATAACGAGAACATTTTCTATTGATGAAAAAACATATAAGCGATTTGAAAATGTGTGTAAATTTAAAAATGTAAACAAGAGTAAAATATTACAAGAATGTGTCAATAAATTTATTATTGATAATTTTTACATTAACGAACAAATAAACTATACTATAAAAAATGATGATGATTATGAATTATATACGGTAATTAAAAAAGATGGTGAATTTATTCATCTGAATAATGGTAATGTATTAAATATATTTGATTTTGAGAAAATTTATGAACCAGTTGAAGAAGCAGTTTCAAAAACAATAGAATATATCGAAAATTTTAAAAATATTGATGAAAAAACAATATCAGAATTAACAAATAATTCATCGATAGATGATTTATTTGAAAATAATATGAGTGATGATGAATTTGAAAAATTAAAAGAAAATGGTAAAAAATTAGATTCAGAAAAAGATAAATTATTAGAATTATTTAATAAACCATCGTTTGATCCAGAATGTGTCAATAATATAATTACTGAAAAAGTTTTAAATAAAATAACAGGTAAAGAAAAATTAGAGGTAATTGATGAGAATGAAATAATGAATAATATAAATGTTGATAAAATAGCATTAGATATTAGTATGTCAGATAATTACAATATAACAGAAATTTTTAATATTGGTTATGATGTAATAAAAACAAAATTCAGAATATATATATTTGGTGATTTATCTGACAAATTAAGTAATTACTTAAAAGACATTTTCTATAAGAAAATAGGTAAAAAAATAGTGGTCGTAAAAGATTTCCAACGAAATAATATGTTGATCACAAAATTATATGAAAAACAATTAAGATTATTAAATGACAAACTTCTGAATAATTTAAATATGAAATTTATGTTTTTAGAAAAAACACTTAATGTGTTATTTAATGATATTAATAATAGTATAACTGTATCAAATAATAACAATGTTACTGTAATAAATGTACCACATAAGTATTTATTGTTACCAGAATTACATAATTTATTGAAAATATTAGATATTAATAATGTATTCATTATTGATGAGGAAACAACAATAAATATCAATTCAATCGTTGAGAATGAATTATTACCAAACGAAAAAATTGAAATGATTAAAGATGATCGAACAATGGAGGAAAAAGCATCTGAACTATTAGAAAAATATAAAAAACTACCTTTAATTGAATATAGTCTAAGCGAAGAAGCACAAGAAAAAATCAAAAAAAGATTATTAAATATAAATGATAGTGTATATAATTTAACTAATATATTTAATATGAAAGGTTTAGAATTTATTAGAAATAATAATACAATATATATTTATTATGATAGAAATACATCTATAAATGTTGAAGATTTAGAAAAATTAATAACACCGTTAGTTGAAAGAATAGATGTTTTTTATTTATTTTTTATGAAAAAAACAAGTGTTTTTAGTGTTATTGATAAAACAAAATTAGTTAATTTAAATGTAGAACAAGAAGATTTTGCTGATAAATTAACAGAATTAATTTCAGAAACATTCTCTACTAAATGTGAAGTTAGAGACGAAATACTTAATTTAACAGGTAAATATGATATATTATTGCATACTAAATATTATAGAACAGAAGATTTATTTATTATATTAAATACGTTAAATATTCAAGATAAAGTCAATTTAATAGGTAATGGTAATAGACTAAGTGATTTAATTGGAGATGAATATCATATAGATATATTTGATTGTATTATCAATATCGAATTGATAGTTGAAAGAGCCGAAGAGGATAAAGATTTATTTATTAAATATATTGATGATAAAAAAATAGAAAAATCAGAATAAAAAATTAATATATAGTATATGACTGAAGAAGAATATAAACGATTATTTGAAGATGTTAAGAAAAAGGAACAACAAGGTTTCGGTGTTAGTGAAAATCATATACCACGAGAACAAAATCCTTATAACAATTTAAATGAAACAGTACAAAATGAGCAATGGAGTAGATTGAATGAAACTCCTGATATATCTCAATATAAGATTGATGAAAATGTAAATGGTGGTTGGTCAAATGATGACTTTCAAATTGAAAGTCGAATGAATGGTATTACTCAACAACGCAATAATAATCCATATCAACAACAACGAAGAAAAAAACCACAAGGTCAAAATCTAAATGGATTAGATCAATTTGTTGATGATGACGACAATTTAAATGAAGTTGTGAAACAACCAATCTTGAATAGTCAAATACCTGACACAAATATTACTGAAAGTGTTGAAGATGTTGATGTTGTAACACTTGAAATGTTTGAAAAAATGAACAATAATGGTTTAATATCATTACATCAAAGAATTTTTAGATAATTTTTTTTTTTTTTTAATAATAATTTTTTTTTTAAAGTGAGATTGTGAAATCTCACTTTTTTTGTGTACCTTGTGAGATGGACACAATTCATAAATATGTAGAAATATCAAATGTACGAGTTATATTATTAAAAAAGATATATAGTGATTTTAGAATAAGTATCAAAAAATTACCAATACTATTTAATAAATTTAGATGTTTTCAAAACCAGAACAAGGATATTCATCATTTTATTTATATAATAAATTCATCATATTCAATTTCAATGAAAATGTTTTTTTTCACAGTACATATTTATAAAGATAAAAATATACATATATTTGGTAATATGATTTATGGACATAGTTGCACATCAATAGAAAAATTAAAAGAATTTTTTATAAAAAATTTAGAAAAAGAACTACCTGATGCTTATAATGATTATAAAAGAAAACAAATATTAAATAAATTGATATAAATGAATATGATAAAAGGTAAATTAGTAATATTAAATGAAATAGTATTTTTCTTATCATTAATATTTATGTTCATTAACCATATCGAAATTTTAGATTATATTGCTTAT